ATATTACCTAATAACTTTAAAAGTTTCCATAAAAATTCTGTTAGTTCAATAACAACTTGAGAAGCTACTGGACCTAAATTCTCGTCAGTTTGTTGCAACTGTTTTTCAGTTATTGCTTCCCATTCGCCATCGTTAATTTTTTTGTTATATTCTTTAAATGATATCATCTTTTTAAATCGTACCTAAAGGAACGTCCTTTTGATTGACCAGCTTTTGTTATTTTAAACTTAGCTAATCTGGCAATCATGTTAGTAGTTTCCATATTGCCTCTTTTTAATTCTTTTTCTAATTTTGGTTTAACTTCTTTCCATATAGAATCTAATATTTCTCTATCGGACATAACCAATGGAGCTTCTTCTATTTCTTTTTGAGCAACAATCATACCAACTTGATTAATCAAAGATGTAAGTACAGGTGTTGGCATTTGACTTAACATTTGTAATTGGTCTTGAGTTAAACCTTTTACATTCTTTAATTTTCTTTTCCAAGAAGATATTGCTGTCATATCTTTCTCGTTAATATGTTGCTTGAACGTTTTCATTATTTGTCTACTTCTACTTTACCATCATATTTTCCGTCTTCAATTGCATAGTAATAATCTAATAATTGACTTTCAGCCGCCATAAGAGCATCAGAAAACTTTGATTGTGGACCATATACTTCTGCATTATATTGCATTTTATTTTTTTGTATATCATCCATTTTACTAATCATTTTTAAAAGAACTTCAATCTGTTTTTGTTCTTGTTTTCTGTTGAATTCAGCGCCTTTTTTCTCAGCTGAACTTTGGCCATGGTCATGTCTTTTATTTCTAAATGTCACAGTAAGTTCATTAATTTGTTCTTTGACTTCTTCTTTAAAATAATCTCTTATATCGCCTTCTAAATGACGTATTCCGTATTCTAAAGAATTTTGACCTGAATTTAATTCTTGATAAGCTTCACTAAAATCTCCATTAATCATTTCCATTTCTTCAGGTATTTCTTTAATTAAGTCGCCTGTTTTATCAATGGCTTTTTCTAAATCTCTAGCAACCTTTAAAAGTTTTCTTTGATTTGGTTGCTCACTTAATACTATATTAGTGTATGTTTCTTTCCATCCTTTCATTTTTTACCTCGGTGTTGGCTTAGATAATATATCTCTTGCCTTTGATTTATCTCGTTTTAGCATATCCATGCCTTTGTCTATATAACTTTGTAAACGACCATAAGGCATTCTTCCCCAGGTCTGTCCGTCTTGATGAGCAAGATATTTTGCTATTCTTAATCCATCATAAGCTCCGCCATCATCACGTGTTAATCTACCTTCTTCTAATGGTAATGACTTAAGCCATTTTTCTATTTTCTTTTTAGTGCCGTGAACTGTTAATTGTATACCTAAAACACCGCCTTCTAAATCAGTATCTAGTCCGACCTTTTGAGCAAGTTTATCTGCATGTGCAGCTGTTTTTCTAGACATATCAACTAATTTAAATTTATCTTCATTAACTGATTCACCCTTTGCTTGTCTCATAGCTGCTGCAGTTGGAGCTCCTTTTTCGCCTTTTTTCCTCATTTTTTTACCAGACTTTCTTCTCTTATGAATGTTAGCCCAAAGACCTGGACCTTTTTCTTCTAAATCAGTATCGTCTTTTATCATGTCCATTACTTTACTTATTGCGCCTGGTTTACCATCAGCAACATCTCTATAAAGTCTTAATAGTCTTTTCTTTTTTAATGGACTAAATGGTTTTAACTTTCCTTTTGCTTTATATTTAGACAACTTAACGCCGCTTGTACCAATATATTCGCCTGGTTTTGTTTCATTTACTGATTCAAATAATCCAATTACAAATGGTGCTGACTTTTTAAATGATACTAGTTTTGCTCCAGATGTATTAGCAATTTCTTCCATAGCTTCTTTACCTGCGTAAGCTGATAATCTTACTTCAAATCTTTTACCTTTTTTCTTAACAGATTTAATCATTTTTTTATTATCAACAGCTAAACCTACTTCATATTCAAAATCATCTATATTGCCGTTATAATCTTCTTGTAAAGCATCTTTGTCATGTTGTAAAACAAGTTTTTTTATTTTATTTTTATTTCCACTAAATTTTACAAATACACCATCTCTTGTTGACCTCATTGATACAATTTTTGAACCAATTCCTTTTAGTTTCTTTTCTATATCACCAACTGAATTTATGTGGTCAATTTGCCATGTCACTGTTGCTTCTTTTATACCTTTAGGATGATATACATATTGGCCAGCATCTTGTATACGTGTTAACACACCATCTTTTGAAGATAAGCTTACATGATTTCTCATACCAAATTCATCTAATGCTTTTAACATAGCGAGTAAACCTTTTTCTACTTTTAGTTTACCTGGTGTTTTATGTGATACATATATTTCATGGTCTTGAGATACTACTTGTGTTCCACCAAAAGCTTTAACGGCTTTTTCATAATCTCTTTTAAGTTCATCTACTTCAGATTGTGTAAATCCACCGCCTCTTATAAGATTTGCGCCTTTTCCTGGTATAGCTTTTTTAAGTAAATCAAGCCAATCTTTTCTATCGGATTCTCTTCCTTTTGGATGTGGTAATCTAATAGCAATAGAATTAGTATTCTTAGTTATACTCCATTCTCTTCCAGTATGATTTCTTGTAATATCATTATACAAGTCAGACTTTTCAACTGTAGAAAAGCTAGTAAGACCTTTATTGATATTAACTCTTTGAGGGGTATATCTCATTTTTAGCAATGGTCCGGTTTGACCATTTATTTCGTTTAATTGTTTTCTTATATTTTTAAACTTCATTTTTTTTACCTTCAAGTTCTGGATGCCTTGTCATTTTTACTATTTTAGCATCTTGTTTTATTGATTTACCGTCTATAATCATTTCAATAGGATATGGTTTTGCATCTTTATACCAATATGCAACTTCATAACTTCTATCTTTAGTCAACTTTACAAGTATACCTCTTTTATAATCATCGGCATCTTGTTTTAAAATGTAAGTTTTATTAGGCTCTAAAATTAAGTCAACTTCAGAATCTTTTACTTCTTCGTTAATAGTTCTAAGTTGCTTAAAGGTTTTCATTAGTCTAATCTACCTCTTACTATATCATCTATATTATTATCCAACCATTCATCCCATTCATCTGGGTCGTCTGTTTGTATTTCATTATTATCAAAAGCCCATTGATACAAATCTTCTTCTGCATCTTGTGGCAATTCTAAATTACCTGTTTTTACAGCTTTTCTTAAAGCTGCTCCATGCTTTCTTCTTATTTTTTTCATTTCCATTTCAACTAATACATCTTCATTTACTGATTCATTAGCTAGTCTAAGAGCATTCATAACTACTGGGTGGTCACCTAAACCTCTTTTCATTCTTTCTATTTTTTTATAAGCGCCAGTCATATTGCCACCCATATCCATAGCTATTTTAACAGCTTTTTGTATTAACTTATCATCTACTGCTTCGTTCAAATCTTCATCAAACATACCAGAGGACTTCATCATTTTAAGAGCATCTGCTTTAGCTCTTTTAAGATTTCTAGCATTAATCTTTTCAACAGCTTTTTTAATCATTTCATATCTTTTAGCTTTTTGAGCTTTAGTCATTGCTTCTTTAACGCTTTCTTTTGGTACGCCTTTAGGTCTAAGTAATCTTACACCTCGTCTTTTTAATTTTCTAAATAAGTTTTTAAAGAAGCCTTCGTCTAAATTATCTAATTCTTCTTTGACATAAACTGTTGCTACTCTCATTCTCATTATATGTAAACAAGCAGCCCAAACTTCTTCTCTTACCATTGTATCACCAACACCAGAATTTTTGATATTATCATAAGCCCAATCCATAAAGTTATCATATAATGCATCTGGGTCATCATACAACTTTTTCATTTTTTTAAGTTGGTCATTCATTCTTTGATTATCTTTTATATTTTTGCCTTTTCTATCTCCGATTAAAGCAAAGTAATAATCACCATTTCTTACTGGATAGCCAAGTGCTAACCAAGCATCTGGTCTTGCTGAATTACTTGGATCGAAATTGTTTTCTAAATAATCATCAATCTCTTCTTGACTCATTTTTGAATTATACTTTTTTTCTATTCTTTTAACATCTCGCATAGTCATAGGTTTACTTAGTGCTTCTGCTAAAAATGTTTCTCTTAATTGTTTAAACTTCATTTTGCTGTCCTCATAGCATTTTTTGCTTCTTTTTTACTTAACCCGAATGTAGTATGCAACCATTTATATAAATCTCTTGCATCACCTTCGACTTCCATAACATTTTTTCTTTTGTCCCAATTAACTAGATACACTCCTTCTTCTTGCCAATCCGGAGCAAACTCTCTTGGGTCACCGACATCAAAATCAAGTTTAATTGATTTTATGCCTTCATTAATCTTTCTAATTTCTTTAAAGGTTTTCATTAACTACCTCTTACCTTTTTGGCTAAGTCTTTATCAGCCTTACCCCATGTTCCTGATGATTTAGTAACGAAGGAATTAACTCTTGCTAATCCCCATTGAACTGCAGTTGTTCCAGGTCTATGTCCTGTTTTCCAAGCTGCAACTCCTCTGTTAAATACTTGTCTTAGTATACCAAGTGGCATACCTGATTTTTCAGCTTTTTTCTTTAATGCTGCTGTTGCTTTAGCCTCTGTGACTATATAATCTTCAAATGTTAAATATTTTGCCATTTCTCCGTACATTGCCTTATACTTTTTAGTATGTATTGATGGTTTAGTTTTAGCTCTTGCGTCTCCAGGAGCTGGTTTAGTTGATTTCTTTTTAAAGTGCGCGTCTCTTTTTTGTTTAGTAGATTTAGAAAGACCAGTATGATACTTAGCTGGTTGTGAACCTTTTCTATTACCAATATCTGGGTCTTCTCTTTCTTTTTCTTTTAACTGTTCACCTGGTGTATTTTTCTTAAGATATTTTGTATAAGCATCTGTACCTATTTCATTATATTCTACTAATTCAACAGAATCTAGCCAATATCTTTTTTTACCTTTTTCAGATTCTACTATAACATAATTAGAACCACATACTAGTATTTCACCTATAGTATCTGATTCTTTTATATTAACAATATCACCTTCTTGAAATAATTGACCACCAACATATTCTTCTCTTCTTTGAGAAACAACTGGTAAATCAATATGTTGTCTAAATGTACTTTCTAATTTTAAACCCATGCCTTTTCTTACAGCATTAAATAAGTCCTGTACACCTGATGATAACCTAGCCGGAACTCCTTTTGCGAAATCGGCTAGGTCATTTTGTTGAGCGGCCATGCGCATTTTAGAAGCTGACATTCCAGATACATCCGCTGAATCTGGGTCTCTTTCTCCTGCGCTTACTACGTTAATAGCACCTTCGAAATTATAAAATCCATGTCTAGATTTAACACCATTGTATTTGTTTAAAAGTATATCAAACTCTTTTACACGGTCACTACCTACAACCATTGTTAACTTTGTAAATCCTTGGTCGTACAATTTCACTGCTATATCGAGTACTGTACGAACATCTTTATCAGACATTATATTACGTGCATGTTTAGGAAACATTTTACGTAAAAATTTTAGTTTTTCTTTAAATTTTAATGGATTGTTTTTAGCATCTTCAGAACGAGATGCATATATTCTGTAATTGCCACCACGTGATATTTTTTTTACTTGGTCAAATAATTTCTCATGACCAACAGTTGGAGGGTTATACCTCCCAAACGTGAAAGTGACATCTTTTGTATTTTCAGTTAAATAATCACTGAATGATTTTATCGACATTTATATCCTCGGTTCCCATTAGCCTGGATTATCCCAGCCTTTAATAATATCTTTGCTGAAATTGTTAGTAGAAAATTCTAATCTATCTACTAATTTAACAGCTCCACCTTCCATTCGATCAATAGCCACAAAGCCTTCAACGCCGGTGACTTTAAATCCGGATTTAGTTTTTACAAACGTACCCATATTACTCAGGTCGTTTAGTTTATTTATAATAATTAATTTGCTATCTGTCACATAATTGTGTAAATCAAATATTAATTTTAATTGGTCTAAGTTTTCTCTACTAAAAAACTTTAATAGTTCATCTCTTTTATCTATTTGTACTTGTTTACCTGCCTCTGAACTTCTTTTGTCGATTGCTTTGGCATATCTATCTTGTACAAACATTATTAAACCTTTAGCATGAGAAGCAGTATTTGTAATTCTTTGTCCTTCTCTTACTTTTCTATTGTTGTAAATATTAATAATAAGATTAAGCTCTTTATTATCTTCTATTTCTTTTAACGATTTTGATGCAACCTTTTGAAATGTTTTACCAGCATTTGATAAATTATGATTTAACATAGCTGTTTCAGATGCTGTTAAAGTTGCTGTTCCTGATACATCTTTTAATGTTGCATCGTCCATCCAAACATCTTTACTTCTTTTTAGCTTACCTACGATATCTCTACCAAACTCAGCTTTCATATTTTCGAATGATTTACCACTATATGATGTATGCCATATAATACCAACTTTAGCTCTTTGTATTTCTTTTGCTAATCTTGTATTTGTAGGTACAGCATAAAGGATAGTATTAGGATGGAAAGTAATGTGTTTAACTCCATTTATAGTCTCCTTTTTCAAATCACTTGCATCAAACATAAAATCGCCTTGTATCACATCTTTAATGCCAAGGTCTTTTAAATGGTCAAATGCGAGTTTTAGTTTTTTACTTAAATCACCTGATGTATCTGCATCGATATCAGCATGACTCTTATAAACTTTTGGTGTTTTAGCAAATATACCTTTTTTTGCTACAAAGAATTTTCCATCGCTTGGGTCTTCACCAGCAAAAACGGCGGGGGCTCCGTCCCACTTGACAGTAATATCTATAGGTGCTTTAGTATTACCGCTCAACATATCCCTCATTGACCTGAGCGCTAGGATAGCTTGGCGAGCCCCCTTAACTCCACCGTCTATGATAAGGTCCTCAATATGAGTCATATGAGTATTCTTACCTGCGGCTTCTGATAAGTAAGTTTTTAATGTTTTCACTTGTTCATTTCCTTTGTTTTAGCTTTTAATTTTTCTAGATGGTCAGTCCAGATTTTATAAGCTTGGTTTATATTCTTTTTCTTTTCTGGGTCTTTAGTTCTTTTAATAGCTTCTTTCGCTCTTTGTTGCATAACTAATGTAGCTTGAACTTTATGTGCGTGTGTTCTATTCGCTTTATTAATGATAGCCACTCCTTTATTTGCAGTAGCTGCATCTTTAAATCCTAGCCCATGGATTGTACCTTTAGGATTTTCATCAGTATATAAATCACTATGTTTAGAGCTGCCTTTATGTTGACCTTTTTTACGAGGTGTTCTATTTTCAGCTTCTAAAAATGTTTTAAATTTTTTCATTATTTACCTGCTTTTACAAAAGCGCTTGATTCATCTAATTCAGAACCAGCATAGTTTATAAAATTAGTAATTGTCTCATCTAATTTTGTACCACCTA